ATGAGCGCCCTGTCTCACCCCGCCGACGAGCGCCGCATACGCGAGATCGTCCGCGATGAGCTAGCCGCGCAAGCTGCCCGCACGGCCTCGTTCGCACTGGCAGAGGACTACGCCCCGGTCATCTATCTACCGGCCGTTATCAATCGGCGGCCCGACGAGCAGCACGGGGATTGCGGGACCAATCAGGAAGAGGTTCCGAACGGTCGCACCGGAACCGGCGTCGGTGAATCCCAGATCGACCACGTTGACGGTTCCGTTTCTTGCCGCACGTATGGCCGCCGAGACACCCTTGGCCTGCTCGGGCAGAAGCTCAATCGCCTGGCCCGCGTAGTGCAGAACGTGCGTCGGCTCGCCACCAATCTCAATGCTGTCCATAGTTCTCCCTCGTCGGCTGGTAGCACGAGGGTACGAGGGGTGGGTGGCCCCGCTACCACGGCCACCCACCCCGAATGGAAGCCACGCGGAACCGGCTCGGTCGGCGGTGCCGAATGAGCGCCGTTGAGCTGTTCACCTACGCGAACTCCCAGAGCGTCCGCGTCGTGCGGGGTCCCGAGGATCAGCCGTGGTTCGTGCTGGCCGACCTCTGCCGGGTACTCGATATTGCGAACGTGGGGAACGTCCTCGCCAGGCTCTCCGACGCTGATAAGAGTTCAATCCGCCTGACGGATGGAACCGCAGGGAACCCCAACAAGGCCATCGTGTCCGAGCCGGGTATGTACGAGGTCGTCATCCGTTCGGACAAGCCCGAGGCGGCGAAGTTCCGGCGTTGGATCACAACCGAAGTACTCCCCGCTATCCGTAAGACGGGCACGTATAGCCGCTACCCTGCACAGCCCACCGAGTTGCCCTCCAAGCGCCAGCTTGCCCAGATGGTGATCGATGCCGAGGACCGCGCCGAGGCCGAGACCCGTGCTCGCGTTGAGGCTGAGTCGCGTGCCAAGGAGTTGGCCATTCCGGCGTCGGCGTGGTCGCACATGGCTGACTCGACCGGCGACTACGCGGTAGACGACGCTGCCAAGGTTCTCTCGCGCGATCCTGCGATCAACATCGGTCGGGGCCGGTTGTTCTCATTCATGGCCGCCGAGGGGTGGATCTTCCGCGACAAATCCACCAGCCGGTGGAAGGCCTATCAGACACAAGTCGATACCGGCCGTCTGGTCGAAAAGCTCGGCTCGCCCTACCTGCATGAGCCGACCGGCGAAATGAAGCTGCCCGCGCCCACTATCCGGATCACCGCCAAGGGTCTAGCGGAGCTGCATAAGCGGCTGGGCGGGGCCGAGCAACTGCCCCTACTCGCATAGCGAAATCTGTTTCACCACAACTGAATAGGAAAACCCCGACGGCGGGCACTCTCGCCAAAGAACCACCCACCGTCGGGGCCACTTCAACCAGCCTACAAGGAGGCCGGTCATGCCCCACCGTATCTACACCCCTGCACAGAGTGTCGGGGGTGGTGCCCGATGACCATCGGACACGTCTCGCACCAGACCCCGCACGCCAGCGTCGTCGTCTCTCTCGGCGCCATCAAGGCGGTTCGCCTCGGCACCGGCATTGACCGCGGTGTCGAGGTCGAATTCGAGGGCGGCACGCTGCTGACCCTCGCCCCGGAAGTGCTCGACGACATCATGCGCGAACGGGTACAGCAGGTCGTCGCTCAGATGGACAACTCGGGCGTCGGCGGTCCCACGGGAACGCTGATCGACGGCGCCGCCCGCCTCGGCGGGGTGCTCGGGTGCGAGCCGTGGAGAGATCCGTGGTCGGAGCAGGGCAACCGATCGGGGGCAGCGCGATGACAAATATCATTATGCGCCATGCCTTTTGGACGGTCGCACTGCTGGCGTTCGTCTATGCCATCGTCGCTCTGTTCGATCAGCGCTACGCCCAATTCGCCGTCGTCATGGCTCTATTCGGTGTCGCGCTCGGCATTGATCTGTGGGTGAACCGGCGCGGCTGGTACCGCGACCGGGCAGCGGTCCTGCTGTTCATCGCCGCTCTCACCATCGGTGTTGCCGCCCTGTTCTCCGTACCCGCCGCGTACGCCGCCCTAACCACCTTCTCTCAGAACGGACTACACGAATGAATCTGCCCGAGGCCAAGATTGCGCCCGAATCAATTCCCGCCCTGACCGACCCCTACGGCGACATCAGGGGTATCAACAACGCCGCGATCATCATCGGTCTACAGAGCAAGCACGTCTATGCCGGGACCGTCCCCGAGGCGGTGGTACGCCAGCGGCGGGCCAAGAACCGCGCGGCGCGGCGCGCTCGGCGGGGGAACATCTCGGCCTTGCGCCGACAGGCCCGGCTCAACCGGAAGGTGCGCCGTCCTAGCCGCCGAATGCCATACGACATGGGCCACTTGATTGGTACGGCGCCGGGTGCCCCATGGCTGATCCACGAGCCGGAAGCTGGTGCGGCCGAATGAACCCCATCTACGAGCCCTACGCCAACCTCGCTGAGTTCCACGAGTCCATCAGCTACGGCAAGCACTCCAGCGGGCGTGTCTACTGCGGCCCATCCACTCCCGGCTACACCCCACGGCACCGCGCCGAGGACAACGCCAAGGTAGGTGCGTAATGCCAGAGCCAACACGGGCATTGCTCGAAATGGTCGCCGAGGTGGCGGACAAGCTCCAAGACCTCACGGCCCAGATCGAACCGGCTTCGCCGACATACCACTCGCGCTTGGAGTCCGGAAGGACTGCGTGGATACGTGACCAGGTGGACCGCTGTGCTCGATGAGCGAGACGCCCTCAAGCGGGCGCTCACTGAGACATTGTGGGAGCTGCCCGCTGGTGCGAATCCTGATTATGCCGCCGCCGCGATCCTGCATCACTTTGACGTTAAGCCGAAGGGAGGCAAGGCATGACGCTCGCGTGGACCGAGAAGGTGGACGAGCTGCGTTCGCTCGGCTACCAGGACTGGGAGATTGCCAAGAAGCTCGGGAACTCGCCCGCGACGTTTCAGCGTATGGCCTTGCGGCACAACAAGGGTGTTGACGACCTCATGAACACCCTTGCGCGAGAAGAGAAACTGTCGCGGGGGTGGGTCTCGTGAAGACGCATCCGGTGGGCGTGGGCGATTGCCCCGCCGTCTTCGGCGCCTACTTCTGCACCCGCGACGACGGTCACGACGGCAGCCACATGGCGGCCGGGATCGGCGAGGTACTAGCGGTCTGGGATTCCGAGTTGGCCTGGTGCAACGGCGACCGCGAGGGCGGGCTGTGGTTCGGCAACACCGGGCGCGAGTGGGTCGAGGTCGCCGAATGAGCGAGCAGATTCCCGCCGAAGATGGCATGTACAGCGGCATTCCCGATGAGGTCTACCACGGCGACCGCACCAGCTTGTCGTCGTCCGGAGCCCGCGCGCTGCTGGCGCCGTCGTGCCCCGAGATCTTCCGCTACGAGCAGTTACAGCCCCCGGCACCCAAACCCCAGTACGACTTTGGTCACGTGGCCCACAAGTTCGTACTCGGCGAGGGCAGCGAGATCGCAGAGCTGGACCCGGCCATTCACGGGCTGAACAAGGATGGCTCCCCCTCCAAGGCGCCCACATCCACGGCGATGTGGCAGGAGGCCGCCGAGGCGGCACGCCAGCGCGGCCAGATCCCGATGCACATCGCCGAGGTGGCCAAGGCGCGGGCAATGGCGGCCAAGGTCCGCGAGCACCCGCTGGCCGCCGCGCTGCTGGCCGATGGGACACCGGAACTCTCCGGGTACTGGCACGACCCTGAGACCGGCGTACGGCTGCGATTCCGGCCCGACTGGCTGCCCAACCCTGGCCGTGGCCGCCTGATCGTCGTGGACTACAAGACGGCCACCAGCGCCCACCCTGGCCACTTCGCCCGCGCCGCTGCGGACTACGGATACCACCAGCAAGTCCCCTGGTATCTCGACGGCCTGGCCGCCTGCGACATCGCCGACGATGCCGCGTTCGTGTTCATCGTCCAGTCCAAGACGCCGCCGTTCCCGGTCTCGGTCATCGAGCTCAAGCCCGACGACATCGAGCTCGGCCGGCGCCGCAACCGCAAGGCCATCGACCTGTACGCCGCCTGCACTGCCCACGATCACTGGCCCGACTACGGCCAGGGCGTGCATTCCGTATCGCTACCGAGTTACGCCGTCTACCAGCAAGAAGGAGATCTAGAACAGTGACCGTCGCCCAATACCAGCCCCTCGCGCCAGCACCACGCACCGCGATCAGCCAGGCCACCTCCGTTGAGCAGTCCCGCGCTGTCGCCGAGGTCCAATCCGCCGTCATCGTGGCTCAGCAGATCCCCCGCGACATGCGGCGCGCCGAGGCCGAGATGCGCGACGCCTGCGGCCGCATGACCATGGCCGAGCAGGCCTTCTATCAGGTCAAGAATCGTGGAACCGGGCCGTCGGTGCACCTGATGCGCGAGCTGGCCCGCGTGTGGGGCAACGTCCAGTACGGCGTCAACGAGCTGCACCGCGACGACAACCGTGCTGAATCCGAGGTCCTTGCTTGGGCCTGGGATGTGCAGACCAATACCCGCGCCACCCGCACATTCATCGTCCCGCACGCCCGCATGAAGCAAGGGCGCCGTCAGGAATTGACCGACCTCGGCGACATCACGAACAACAACAACAATGCGGGCGCTCGCGCTGTCCGAGAGTGCATTTCAGCCATCTTGCCCAAGTGGTTCACCGAGGAAGCGCAGAACATCTGCAAGAACACCATCGAAAACGGCGAAGGTGTCCCGCTGCCTAAGCGCGTCGAGATCATGCTCGGCAAGTTCCGCGAAATCGGTATCACCGAGGCGCAGCTGGAGACCAAGATCGGCAAGAAGCGCGGCGCATGGGACGCGGGCGATGTCGCGCAGATGGGCATCACCTACACGTCGATCACCCGCGATGGCTACGACAAGGCCGAGATGTTCCCGCCGGTCGCAGGAGTGACAACCGACGAGATCAAGGCCAAGGCCCCGGACAAACCGAAGAACGAAGCGGTACCAACGCCTGAGCAGGCACCACGCCCGGAGAAGGTCGAGGAAGCACCCGAGGCCAACCCCGCTGAATACAACTCGCGCGGTGAGTTTCTGGCCACCAAAAAGACCATCGGCACCATCCGCGGGCTGCTCGGCAACGCGGGCTATTCCCTGCGCGGCGATGCGGCCACCGTCAAGACGCTCACCTATCTGGCCACTGTCGTCGGCCGCGAAATCGCCGATATCAACGACCTATCCGAAGCCGAGGCCGAGGTAGTGACCGACGTTCTGAACCAACCCACCACAACAGAAGGGAATGAATAACCATGTCCGACAACGACACCGAGAAGAAAGAGGAAGGCACCGAACTCGCGCCCGGCGACATCACCGAGTTCATCGTCGTATTCACTCAGCTCAACAAGGGCCGCACTCAGCTCGAAGCAACCAAGGCTCTGCACGAGGTCGTCGAGGCCGCGATGGCCACCGGCAAGAAGACCGGCACCGTCACGATCAAGATCAAGGTCGAGCCGCTGGAGTCCGGCGCAGTCAGCCTCGTGCCCGATGTCACCAGCAACCCCGCCAAGGACCCGGCCGGAACGATTTTCTTCGCCGACGGCGAGGGCGGCCTATCCCGCGACAACGCCAGCATGCACTACGGCCTCAGGTAACCCAACCCACCCGAAGGAGTAACACCCATGTCCGACAACACCATTGCACTACCAAAGCACGACGCCGATCTGATCGACGAGCCCGACGCCGACACCCCGCTGTACCTCGTCACCGCCAACGGCGAGAACGGCCTTCAGACCGAGGTTGTCGACATACGGGGCAAGGTACCCGCCGCGTTCCCGCCGCGCGCACCTGAGCGCCGAACCGTCACCGACACAGCCTCATTCCTTGCCGAGGTCACGCGCCGGCCACTACTCCAAGGCCTCTCGACCGTCTGGGGGAACCGCGACAAGGGCCAGGTCAGCGTGATCTACAACGAACTCGGCGCGGACGCGACGGCGGACTACACCCGCCGAAACGATCTGCTCACTCTTCAGTTCGTCGCGGACCCGGACTGGGCGACCCTATTTAAGGCCGCTGACGGCGAGTACCACGGCCAGGAGAAGTTTGGCGATTTAATCGAGCAGGCCGGACACCTGATCACCAGCCATCCGGCCGCCGAGGTCGTTGAAATCGTCGACAGCATCCAGTCATCCAGCAATGGGTCATTCAAGTCTCAGATCAAGCGCGACACCGGAAGTCAGCACCTCACCTACAGCGAGGAAGTCACCGCATCGGCGGGCACCGCCACCCGGCCACTTGAAGTACCGCGCGAGATCACGCTCGCTGCGCGGCCGTTCGAGGACTACCCGCTGATCGAGGTGACGTGCTGGCTGCGCCTGCGCGTGAGCCAGGGGCAGCTGTTCCTGGGGTTGTTCCCCAAGCCGTATGAGCACTTGGTGCGCGATGCATGGACGCACGTAACCGGCGAGTTGTCCGAAGCACTCGGGGTGCCCGTCTACGCCGCCAACCTCGGCAAGTAAGGGGACCAACGATGCCAGTATCCATGTGGTTCTTCCTGATCTTGGTCGTCCTCGCCGTGATCGCGGTGATTGTCGGGCTGTTCATGCAGCGCGGCGACGACAAACGAATCTGTTTCGGCGGCGCGGGTGTGGTGTTCCTGTTCGCGCTGGTTTTCCTGGTGTTCGCCTCGACCACCGTGGTCGGCACTCGCCAGATCGGTATCGAGACGACGTTCAGCCGTCCGACCGGCACCACGCTGACCAACGGTCTGCACCTCAAGGCGCCATGGACGGAGGTCACCGAGATGGATGGCGCCGTGCAGATCGACCAGCACACAGGCGATCACCGAATCAAGGTACGACTGGGCAACAGCTCCACCGCGGACGCCGATGTCTCGGTGCGCTGGCAGATCAAGCCGGACGCCACGCCCGATCTGTTCGTGCAGTACAAGACGTTCGACAACGTGCGGTCCAACCTGGTCACCCGGAATCTGCAAGTCGCGCTCAATGAGGTGTTCGCCTCATTCGATCCGTTGGCGCCGCAGAACCTCGACCGCTCGCCGCTGCCCGAACTCTCGGAGAAGGCGAAGGTGATCCTGGCCGCCAAGGTCGGCGATCAAGTCGAAATCTTGGACGTGGCCGTGCCGACCATCGACTACGACGACGGCACCGAGCAGAAGATCAACCAGCTCAACCAGGAACGCGCCGCGACGGCTGTGGCCGAGCAGGCCAAGAAAACGGCCGTGGAGCAGGCCAAGGCCAACGGCGAGCTGGCGGGCTCGGTCTCACATGACCCCAACGTCCTGGTCTCCAAGTGCCTGGACATCGCCCGTGAGAAGGGCCTGGCGCTGCTGTGCTGGCCCACCCCCGTCATGCCCACCATCCCCACCAAGTAGAGGAGACCTGATGTCCCGCAACCTCATCGTCGTAGACCTGGAAACAACCGGCCTCGGCCCGCAGTGCGCGCCGATCGAGGTTGCGGCCATCAACGTCGACACCGGAGAAACACTCGAATTCGTGCCGTACGTCGACCTGTCCAAGGTCTCGATCGAGCCCCAGGCTTTCGCCATCAACCGCTATTTCGAACGCGGTGTGTATGACGTAATGCTCAATCCCGACGACACCATCACAGCGTGGAATGACCTCGCCGACATCCTGAGCGGCAACACCTTTGCCGGATCGAACCCGACATTCGACGCAGCCATGGTCGCACGCAAGGTTGGCACGCACTGGCATTACCGCCTGGCCGACCTCGCCGCCTATGCTGCCCCGGCTCTCGGGCGTGATCCGTCCGAGCTGCCGGGGCTGGCCGACGTGCTCGCCGCCCTCAAGATCGAGAACCGTTGCCCACATTCGGCCCTCGGCGACGCCGAGGCCACTGCCAAAGCATTCGTGAAGCTGCGCGATTTCTACGCGGATGTGACCCTATGACCGCCCCGTCCATCTCCCGTCGCTACATCGACGCCACCCCCGTGCGCGAGCACCTGGAGAAGCTGCAGGCAATCGGCTGGACCATCAACGCTATCGCGGCCGCCAACGGCCACCCGGGGAAGCTCGTCACTACTCTGCGCCAGATCCTTCGCGGCCAACAAACCTGTGCCCCATCCACCCGCGACTATGTGATGTGGATGGACCCCGAACTGCCTCCCGAGACCGGAAAACCGTTCGTACTCAAATGGTCCGAATACGTGTACATCGGCGTACCCGACCATGCGGCTGCGCGCGAAATGGGCATCACCTACAACTCCATGTCGGAACAGCTACGGCGCAACGGTTTCCAGCCATCTGCACTGCTGTATGAGCTGGCCCGCGAGGAACGCGAGAAAGCCAAGGCCGCCGCATGACACTGACCGAAGATCAACGCTGGCTGCTCTGGACCGTCGGCCTGAACATCGGCCGCGCCTTGCTATCCGATGAGGGCTTACAGAGTCACATGTCTAGGCGGGGCGGGTATCTAGGTTCGCCGCGCGACGGCGCTCCGGAGTGGATGAACAGCTACGAGACCCACAACAACAAGATCACGAGCCCGATGAGCGGTGACGTGCGAGTCACGGTGACAGCCAGCCAGATTCGGGCGTTCCGCAAGACAATTCCCGCCGATCTACTCAGCGAGCTAGCCACGATCGACAAAGCCGAACTCGACGAACACCGGCGCACCGCGATGTGGTGCCGCTGCCACTGGACCTACGACGGCGAGGCCCGGACGCACACGGACTTTATGCAGCGCGAGTACTACCACCCCAGCGAGGATGAAGACGAAGCGCATATGGACCTTGTGCACAGCCTGCGCGACCGCGAATGGGACTGCCTGGCGGCAATCCTTGGCGTCGGCGCCGAGCCCATCGGACAGCTGGAGCTGTTCGGAGTCAGCGCATGATCACGCCCTACTACCAAGACGAATCGGTCAGCCTGCACCACGGCGACGCCCTCGACGTGGCCAAGGCACTGCCCGCCGGCGGGGCCGATTGCATCGTCACCAGCCCGCCCTACTTCGGCCTTCGCGACTACGGCGAGCCCGGCCAGTATGGGCTGGAGGACTCGCCAGCCCAGTACGTCGAGAACATGCGCGCGCTGTTCGCCGAGCTGCGCCGCGTGCTCGCCGACGACGGAACACTCTGGCTCAACCTTGGTGACAGCTACTACAGCGGACGGGGCAACCCTGGCCCCAACGCCGACGACCGTAAGAGCGTCGCACGGCGCGGCTGGGTACGGGCTGTAGACCGCCCCGGACAGACATGGGCGAAACCCAAAGACCTGCTCGGCATCCCGTGGAGCGTCGCATTCGCGCTGCGCGATGACGGCTGGTATCTGCGTAACGACAACATCTGGAACAAGCCGAATCCCATGCCCGAGAGTGTCAATGACCGCTTTTCGAGCAAGCACGAGTACGTGTTCATGCTGACGAAATCCCGTCGCTACTGGTTCGACCTCGACGCGGTCAGGGAGCAATACGAGGGCGACCGTGATGCTTCCCGGCGCTCACGATCGGGTAACACCAACAAGGCCAACAGCGTCACCACCCCGTGGGTTCCACCCGAGTCGCGTCCGACAGCATGGAATAACCAGTCGAATATGGGTGCCACTGGGAGCCAGCACACTTGGGCCAACAAGGGTGGCCGGAACCCTGGCGACGTGTGGACTATTCCGACCCAACCGTTCTCTGGCGCCCATTTCGCCGTCATGGCCTCCAAGCTGGCACACCGTTGCATCGCCGCTGGATGCAAACCCGGTGGCACCGTGCTCGACCCGTTCAGTGGTTCCGGTACAACAGGAATGGTCGCCCAACGCCTCGGCCGCAAGTACATCGGCATCGAACTCAATCGCGACTACCTAGACCTGTCGCTGCGCACCCGCCTGCAGGCCGCCCCGCTCGATTTCGAGGCGGGCGCATGAAGCACGCGTTTTGCGACAGGTGCGGGCGCTACTGCATCGTGCGCAACCACCGCGATTGCGTGTGCCATGAGTGCGAGCTTGGCATGAATTCCATCGCGGCGATGCTCAAACCGCGCTGGGCACGACCGATGACCAGCAGCGAGATCCAGCTCGCCCATACCTGGCTGATGATCGAGCTCGGCTCGAAAGTGAGTGTGTGATGACCCGCACCCCCGAGAGCACCAAGGCATACCAGGCCGGTCTATGCGTGGACTGCAAGGCCGAGCCGCACAGCCCCGGTCGGCCGAGGTGCGAGAAGTGCCATACGAAATTCAGAAGGGGTGAGTGATGCCGGAATTGTCTTTGTGCCCCATCACGTTCGCCGAGGCGTGCGCGTTTGTGTACGGCCACCATCGGCATCATCCGGCCCCGACCGGTCACAAGTTCAGCGTTGCGGTATCCGACTCGACGCGGATCGTGGGTGTGGCCATGGTTGGCCGACCCGTCGCCCCGGCATTCGATGACGGACTGACTCTGGAGGTCAACCGCAGTTGCACAGACGGCACCCATAACGCCAACTCGATGCTGTACGGCGCTGCCTGGCGGGCAGCCAAGGCAATGGGCTATCGCAGACTCGTCACCTACACCCTTGCAAGCGAATCCGGCGCATCGCTGCGCGCGGCTGGGTGGCGTGTGGTGGCACGGAGACCGCCGCGCAAGGGCTGGGACATGCCCGGGCGCCCACGCGTCGACACGACACGGCACAGCGTGCAGCGGACGTTATGGGAGGCGGTCTGATGCCCATACGTCCGGAAAACCGCGACCGCTACCCCAAGGACTGGCCGAAGATCTCGCGCCGTATCCGGCTCGTCCGCGCACAAAGCCAGTGCGAGTGCGTCGGCGAATGCGGCCGCAACACACACCGAGGCCGCTGCCCGAACCGGCAAGGGCTGCGCGCATACGGCACCGGCAGCCGTGTCATCCTCACCGTCGCGCACCTGAACCACACACCCGAGGACTGCCGGGACGAGAACCTGCGCGCGATGTGCCAGGGGTGCCATCTGCACTACGACGCCGAGCACCACGCACAGACCCGCCAGCGGACCCGTACCGCAGCTCTTGAGGCGCAGATGGACCCGATGTTCGGCCCCGAGATTTTGGGGTGAGAAGGAGTGCCGAACGTGCCGCAGTCTGAATACATGCACGCGAATCAGAGAAAGGAACACCGTGGCTAACTCGGCCGGAATGCTCAAGGAATCAATCTGGCGCGACGGCCATTTCCGAGCGCTCACACGCACCGCGCAATGCACCTACGCGCAGCTGCTCAGTCAAAAGGATCTCGACCGCGCCGGGATGCAACCGCTTCAAATCACCAAGTGGGCCAAGGGGTGCAACGAGATGTCCGTCGAAGACCTACAGGCCGACCTCGACGAGCTGGAGCGTGAACGGTTCGTGTTCTACGACGAGGACACTGACGAACTGTTCGTGCGCGCCTACATGCGTACCACCGAGGTCACGCGGTATCCGCAGTACCTCAAGAGCGCCTTGAAATGCGCCGTCATGGTGGCCTCGCCCAAGCTGCGCCATGAGCTGGCGGTCGAGCTACGTCGCCTGCGCAAGCCCGAGGCGACCAAGGTCGCCGATGAGATTGACCCGTCTGACCCTGACCCCGATGACACCGTGACGGAACCGTGCGAGAACGCTGACGGCACCGTGCCCGAAGGGTGCGAGAACCCTGCCGGAACTGTGAACCCTGACGGCACCGTGCCCGAACCCTCTAGGGAAAGGGTAAGGGTAGGGGTAAGGGAACTTACGTTGGTAAGTACTCAAGTTGGGGAGCGCTGCGCGCCGCCCCCCGAGTTCTGCCCCAAGCATCCTGGCGGCACCGAGGACCCGTGCCGCGCCTGCCAGCGCTACCGGGAGCAGTACTCCCAGTGGGCCGCAGACGACGCGGCTCTCGCCGCCGTCGAGCAGCGCGCACAACACCGGGGCGAGCGAGATGCCAAGCGCCAGGCCATCGCCGCGTGCCGCCTGTGCGACCAGGACGGCTACAACGGCCTCTCCGTCTGTGATCACGTCGACCGCTCGGCCACCGCCAGAGCCGGACTCGCCAGAGCCCGCGCAGCGCTCGAAAATCCCCCCGCCGCGACCGGATAGTCCCGAACGGCCCGAAAACCCGCCAGCGACGACCACAGCCCCAGGAATCGATATGCGAACGGAGACACGATGACCCAGAAAACAGGCCCCGAGCGGTTTACCTGCCCCGGGCTGACCGACGGCGCTCGCGTGGCCGTGCAGCTCGACGACGGCACGCTGATCGAGGGGTACTGGTACGACGACGCGGTACACGACGAGCCGCGCAAGCCAGCTCGCCCACCCGCGCCCTGGCGCATCCACAAGCGCACCGACGGATGGACTCGCTGGACCATCTGCAAGCAACACGCACTCGACGAGTGCGAGCCGTGGTGCTATTTCGAGACCAGCACAGAGGCATTCGCCGCGTTCGCTGCCGGGTGTGCGCGATGAGCGAGCGCGACATCGATGGGCGGGTGCTGAAAGTACGTCGCTGCCGACACAACCTGTGGCACTACTACGACGCCAACGGAAACCGCCGATGTGCCGCCTGTGACGGCCACGTGCGACCAGTGCCCGGTGCCTCGATCTGCGCACTACCCAAGAAGGCCGGCCAATGAAGCACGGCGACGCAGAGCGCATATGGCAGATGTGCCTAGACCTCGGGCTGGCGGTGCAGCCCTGGCAGCGCGCACTCCTTGACCACTACGAACAGCGGGACATCGATGCCCAATTCGACCAGATAGCAAGGAGCATCACCGAATGACCAAGTGCAAGCGCTGCGACCGCGCTACCGAGCTGTTCGTGTGCAGGGCGTGCGTGAGCGAGCTGCGCGACCGGCTGCGCGCGCTGCCCTGGTGGCTGGACCGGCTCACCGAGACCGCCGTCGGGCAAGCCAGACTCAGCCCCAGTGGTCGCGGCGGGCGCCGTCGGGTGCTGCACGGCGACGACACCCTCGTGAGTCACGTCGAACCGTTCCCCCGCGACAAGGACAGCGCACCAACCGAAAAGGACCAGCAGGAGCGATACCAGGCCGCCCTATGGCATGCGCTGGCGCTCGGTCGGGCCAACGGGCACGCCAGCGACGAGCTGGACCGCATCGGCAACGCGCTCTCGACGACCATCCGCGACATGTGCGAGACGCGCGGGCTGCAAGTACCCGAGTTCCGCACGCAGCCAAGCCTCGTGCCCGCCAACGATCCCGAGCCCGCACGGGCGTACGTGCCCGATGCGGCGACCATCGCATTGCCGGACGCATGCGCACGGTGCTATGTCGCGCTGCCTACGTCCGCGACCGGCCAGCTGTGCGACGACTGCGACGGGGCACCCGAGCTGCGCACACCCGAGCCCGCAGCCGACAACCTGCGGGCGACGTACACCGGCAAGCGTCACGAGGACACGCTGCCGGTGACGACGTTGGCGCGCATGGCCAAGTGGCTGTACCGGCACGCTGGCGACGTGGCCCTACAGGAGAACGCCGCCGAGGTGTGCGACGAGATCGAGCGGGTTTTCCGTTCTGCCACACGCGTAGTCAATCGCCCTCCGGAGCCGACGACCATCGGCCCGTGTGTCACCGACCCCGCTCCCGATGAGGTGCTCAAAGCCCGCGCCGAGAGGGGGGACACCGACACCGTCTGTGGCTATGCGCTCACCGTGCGCCCGCCCAACATCGATGTCGAATGCCCACAATGCGGTCTGGTGTATGTGGCCGCCGAGGTGCTGGAGTACAACCTGGCGGGTCTAGAAGACCGCAATGTCACGGTGCGTGAGCTGGTGGACGTGGTGTTGCCCCGACTCAATGAGCATGTGCCGAGAAGGACTCTGGAGCGGTGGATACAGAACGGCCTCGTCTCGGTGCGTGGCCACGACGCTCACGGTCACCAGATGGTTCGCGTTGGCGACGTGCGCCAGGTCAGGGCGCAGCGACCGCGACACGCAAAGCGCGCCTGACCAGCCACGATGCGAACGTGTGGCAAAATGGCGCTCAACATACCAGTAGGTGAGCTGTATCTACTGCATGAAACCCCCGGCCTAGCTGGGGGTTTCGTCGTATCAGGGGTGGGTGTCAGACGCCCGGCGTAGAACTACCCGATGGACGCGCGCAAGGCCATACGCGAGGTCATCGAGGCCATCCCGAGCCTGTTTGGTACGACTCGCACAAAGACCATCGGCGCCGAGGGCGAGACCGAGACCGTCATCTACACACAAGCGCAGGTTGCCGACCTCATCGCCTCGGTGCTCCCCGATGCCCTCAAGGCCAAGGGTCACATGGTGATCGCACTACCCGAGGTCGAGTCCTACGAGTCCGGCCGGCGCTACGTCCGAGTACCCATCACCGCACAACCATGGTCTGACGGCACCGTACCCATCAGTCCACACGGTGACGCGGTGGCCATCCGCAACGTGCCCGACAAGCTGCCCATGCAGGACGTGCCAGCGCTGGCCTCGGCGCTCATGGCCGCCTACTGCACATGGCGGCCGCCTCGTCGTCGATAGGACCACATGAGCAACCTGCGCAACGGCAGTCTTGAGCGCAAGGTCAAGCGTGAGTTCCGGCAGCGGTGCAAGGCCACCCGCGCGGTGTGCTGGCTGTGTCGTCAGCCCATCGACTACAGCGCCGCGCCACAGACCCCCGAGGCGTTCGAGCCCGACCACTACCACCCCGTCGAGAGCCATCCTCACCTCGCCTACGACATGACCAACCTTCGGCCCTCTCATTGCCGCTGCAACCGAGCACGGCAGGACACACCGCCTGAGCAGCGGCGATGGGTCCAACCTGACTGGTGAGCGGTATTTGCAGAGCGCATAACCGCAGGTCAAAGAGTTAGCTGGCGGATGCAAAACCCCTGGTAGGGAGGGGGGTTCGATTCTCTGCAAACGAGCTGGCTGGCGACTCCGCGGTAAGGCTCCATTTTCGCAAACAGCTATGGACGTGAACATATCCCGCGAGGCCTGTACAGGAGGCGTGTCCCATGCCCGACGTACACAATCGCACCCGCTACCTGGCCGGTTGCCGCTGTGAGCAGTGCAAACTAGCCAACTCGGAGTACCGCAAGGAACTCCGGCAGCGTAAGAAAGGCGTGGAACAGTCCGGACGCAAATTGGCGTCCGTCCGCTCGATGCCAGCAAACGCCGGTGATGGGCAGAGCGCGCCGAGGGCGCCAGTCATCGGCGATGTGCAGCAGGGCGTGATAGCTGAGATTGACGCACTCGGGATCGCCGAGCGGCGGCCCGGTCTGGTGCAGACCGCGTACGCGCTGGCGCGGGTGCTCGATAACCAGCTGGCCATCGCGCAGCACCCCTCGGCCGCACGCCAGCTCTCCGAACTCATGGACAAGCTGCGCAAGAGCGGCACCGTCGGCAAGGGCAAGCTCGCCGCCGTGCGGGCGATGACCCGGCCGACCGGATCTGGTGAGGCTACGGGTTGAGCACCGCGTGTGCAGAGCGCATCCTCGGGTGCACCGAGCCGCGCATATTCACCCCGCCGCGCCGTGAGCTGACGCCACAGACCTCGCACGGGTTCGCGTGCATCGCGTTCGCCGAGCAGCTGCTCGGACTGCGGTTGTTCCCGTGGCAAGAGTGGTTGCTGATCCACGCGCTGGAACTCAACGAGGACGGCATCACCTATCGGTTCCGGTTCGTCCTCGTCGAAGTGGCCAGGCAGAACGGCAAGTCCCTGATTCTGCTCGTGCTGGCGCTCTGGCATCTGTACGCGCTCGATTCCAAGATGGTGATCGGGACCGCGCAGGACCTCGCCCGAGCTGAGAAGTCCTGGGACGAGGCCGTGCAGTGGGCCGAGGACGACGAGGAACTCGCACACCTCATCGAGAAGGTGGACCGTGGACACCCGAAGTTCATGCGGCTGGCCAAGACTGACGAGACACCCTGGTATCGCGAGTATCGCGTGGCAGCTGCCACCCGGCGCGGCGGTCGTGGTTTCTCCGGCGACTTGATTCTGCTCGACGAGTTGCGCGAGCACACCAACTGGGATTCATGGGCCGCCGTCACCAACGCGATGAACGCGCGCCCGCGTGGTCAGGCGTGGGCGTTCTCCAATGCCGGGGATGCCATGTCCATCGTCCTGCGCTGGCTGCGCACCACGGCACATCAGGCGCTCGGGTGGCCCGACGGCGACGCGGACGCAGCGGTTCTCGGCGAGCTAGACGCCGAGATGGAGGAATACCTCGCCGAGCACGCCGACGAGGATATGACCGGCTGGTTTGAATGGTCCGCACCCCCGAAGGCCAAGCGCACCGACCGGCAGGCATGGGCGCAGGCCAACCCCTCGATGAATCACACTGAGATCACCGAGGATTGCGTCACCGAGGCCACCATCGCCGGAGCGCTTCGAGGCAACCCACCCCACATGTTCGAGACCGAGGTGTTGTGCCGGTGGGTCTCGATGGCCGACGCCGGACCATTCCCCGAAGGATCGTGGGCCGACACCCTCGACAACACCGCACGTCCCGCCGAAGGCAGTCAACGGATTGTGTGCGTGGATGTTTCATGGAGTCGCACACACTCGTATGTCGCGCGGGTAGGCCGGGACGAGGACGGCAAGCCGGTGGCCGGCATAAGCGCCGACCGCGCCGGAACCGATTGGGTCATCCCCTGGCTGGTCGAGCACCAGGACGGTTTCGCCGGGGTAGTCATGCAGTCCAACGGCGCCCCCGTCACATCCCTGATTGAGGACGCCAAGGCCGAAGGCCTCAACGTGATCGAGTGGGGCGGCGCTGATCTGGGCATCGCCACCGGCAAGGTCTGGGACCACATGAACGAGCGCACCCTGCGCCACCTGGAACACCCCGGCCTCGACGCGGCGGCCACCAGCGCCGCCATCAAAGTACTCGCGCAAGGCGCGTGGGTCATCGACCGAGCCAAATCGCCCACCGACGCCGCACCACTGCAAGCCGTCATCGGCGCGGTATGGGGACTGGAAACACTTGAACCGGAGAGCCGTTCGGCCTACGAGGACGAGGAGCTGATGATTGTTTAAGCGCAAGCATCCCGCACGAGGGCGCGAGGCAGTATGGAACCTGCACTCTGGTAGCACAATTCGTGGTGTCCTCGTGAAAGAGGCTGGACCCAAGCTGATTTTGCGCGCAGCCAGCGTGTACGAGCCTGGCCAGGAATGGATACCGGCTGATGGCGAGATCATCATCGACTCCGGCAACGTGGACTACGTACAGGTCCCCTGATGGGCATCACGGTTAGCGGCGGTACCCCGATCCCCATCGGTACACCATGGTCTCGGTACTCCCCGATCCAGCAGCGCATCGACATCTCGCCGTTCCTATCACTGGAGTATTTCGAGATCTGGCGCCTGCAACCCTCGGTGCGGCGCGTGGTGTCGTTCCTGGCGCGCAACATCGCACAGCTCGGCATTGGGGTATTCGAGCGCCAGTCAGAGGCCGAGCGGGCCAAGGTGTTCGAGCATCCCCTGGCCAAACTGCTGTACCGGCCCAACCCCAAGATGACGCCGTATCGGTTCAAGTCAACGCTCATCCATGATCTGGGCATCTACGACGTTGCCTACTGGCGCAAGCTGCGTGTTGGATCCAAATTGGTTGGCCTCCAGCACCTACCGCCCCGGCTGGTGACCCCGGACAACTACAACTCGCCGGGCCTATCGCCTACGGCGTTCAAGCTCGCCGGTCCCGCTGGCAGTGCCGGTGAAGTCATCCCCGCTGATGACGTGTTCTATGTGCGCGGGTACGGCGGCATCTACGACATCGGTATTTCGCCGCTGGAGTCGCTGCGTCAAATCCTGCGCGAAGAGTGGTCGGCCAGCGACATGCGCGACCAGATCATGCGCAACGGCGCCCGCATGTCCGGATACCTTTCTCGGCCCAAGGAGGCCCCCGCGTGGACTAAGGAGGCTCGCGCGAAGTTCAAGGAGTCGTGGCGCTCCCAGTACGCGGGAGCCGACGCCAGCCAAGCGGGCGGCACCCCAGTGCTGGAGGACGGCATGACGTTTGTTCAGGCCAGCCAGACCGCAAAAGACTTGCAGTACATCGAGGGCCGCAAGCTCACCGACGAAGAGGTATGCCGGTCCTACTTCATCCCGCCGCCCATGATCGGCATCCTGGACCGGGCCACGTTCGCCAACATCACCGAGCAGCACGCCATGTTGTACCAGGACACCCTCGGTCCTCTGCTCGAACAGATCGAGGACGAGATCGACCTCCAGCTGCTCCCCGAGCTGGAGCCTGTGACGCCAGAGCGATTCTTCTGTGAGTTCAACCTGCGCGAGAAGCTGACGGGCAATTTCAAGGACCGCGCCGGGATCATGCAGACCGCCGTCGGCGGACCCTGGCTGACCATCAATGAGGCACGCGCCCTGGACAATCGGCCACCCGTGGAGGGCGGCGACGACCTGATCAAGCCCCTGTACCTCACTCAGAACGGTGACCAGAATCCGATACCGGCTGACGACCAGGCCCCGGAGCAACCGGCTGACAACGAAGCCACCGACGAACTCGACGACGACGAGTAAGGGAGTACCACCCATGCGCACCAAAATGGCGAACATACAGATAAAGGCCGGACCCGACGACGGGCTCGCTGAAGGTCAGTTCACCGCGTACGCCAGCGTATTCAGCAACATCGACAGCTACGGCGACGTGGTAGTCAAGGGCGCATTCGCCAACTCCCTTGCCGAGTGGGCGAAGTCGGGCAGTCCGATACCGCTTCTGTTTGGGCACAACATGTCCGATCCGGACTACAACATCGGGCACGTCGAGTCCGCGGTGGAGGACGAGCACGGACTGCTCGTTACCGCGCAGATCGACACCTCCAATCCCAAGGGGTTGCAGGTGTACAAGATGCTCAAGGGCCGCCGCGTCAATCAGATGTCGTTCGCCTACGACATTCTCGACGGCGGCATGGCCGAGCGGCCCAAGGCTGGCGAGCCCGTCGGCGAGGACGGCACGGTGCCCACCGAATCGTTTTACGAGCTGCGCGAACTCAAGCTCTATGAGGTGTCGGTGGTGACCATCGGCGCCAACCAGGACGCCGAGATCCTTGCCGTCAAGGCACGCGAAATCGCAGCGGACACCAAGGCTGGCCGCGTGCTGTCGGCCAAAAACGAGAGCGAACTACGAGACGCACACGAGGCCATCAGCCGTGTGCTCTGCGCTCTTGGCAGCACACCTGACGAGGAAAAGGCCAGCGAATCCGGCCCGTCTGAGCCAGCGCCCGAAGCGGCGCCCGTTCAGGCCAACCGCAAGTCGCCCGTCGCATCCTCGGCGCACAAGTTGATCGAGCTGGAACTGGCCAGCGCGATCTAAATCCAAAGAATCAGAAGGAGATTCACATGTCTGCACGACTGTTGCAGCTCAAGGAGCGCGCCGACGCGGCACTGAAGACGGCGCGCGACATCGCAGAGAAGGCCGAGGCCGAAGGCGGCCGCGACTTCAAGGACAACGAGCAGGTCGAGTACAACACCGCCGTGGCGGCCGCCAAGGACATCTTGGAAGCCATCAAGGCCGTCAAGGCTGATGAGGCAATCTTGGCCGAGGCCAAGACCTTTGCCGACAACATCGGTGTTCCGGAAACCAAGGGCGGCCATGCCGAGCTCAATTTGAGCCTCGGTACGACCGTGATCCAGTCGCCGGAGTTCAAGGCGATGATGGATCGATTCAAGACCGGCAACGGCGAGTTCCGCATCCCGGACCGCGCCAAGATCCAGTCCGACGCGATCTCGCTCAAGTCGTTGTTCGTGGGTCAGTCCCGCACCAGCGCTGGCGCGTTCATCGTCCCGGACCGCACCGACATTGTGGAGATGCTGGGCCGTCGGCCGTTGCGTCTGCGCGATCTGTGCGCCAAGCGTCGCACCACCTCCGATGTGGTGGAGTACGTGCGCGAGACCAGCCACACCAACAACGCCGCCCCGGTTCCCGAAGCCAGCAGCGCAGCGGCGCCCACCGCCCCCGGTTCGGCCGGCCCACTGGTGACCGACCCGAACGGCGGCTACAAGCCCGAGGGCTCGTGGGCGTTCGAGGTCAAGCAGGCCACCGTCAAGACCATCGCCGAGTGGGTGCCGGTCTCCAAGCGGGCACTTGCCGATGTGGCGCAGCTGGAGGGCCTGATCAACGATGAGCTCCAGCTCGATATCGCCGAGGCCGAGGACAACCAGTTCCTCAACGGCAACGGCGTGGGAGAGAACCACACCGGCATCCTGAACACCTCCGGCATTCAGACGCAGGCGTTCACGACCGACATCTTCACCTCCCTGCGCAAGGCGATCACGAAGCTGCGCACCGTGGGCCGCGTACAGCCGAACGCGATCCTGGTCTCTCCGGCAGTCAAGGAGCAGATCGAGCTCACCAAGGACGAGATGGGCCGGTACTACTACGCCGGACCGTTCAACACCGGAGTGACCACCTTGTGGGGTCTGCCGGTCGTCGATTCGGAGATCATGCCCGACACGCACGCACTGCCCGGCGACTTCTCCAAGGCCGTCATCTGGGACCGCGAGCAGACCAGCATCACCATGACCGACTCGCACGCGGACTTCTTCATCCGCAACCTGGTGGCGGTGCTGGCCGAGGAGCGCAACGCGTTCGGTGTCACCCGCCCGCCCGCCTTCTGCAAGACGGCGGTGGCCTGATGACTCTGCGCGAGTACGAAGTGGCCACCGGCGACCCCTGGGGCCGCACAACCACGATCCAGCTCTCCGACGAGGACGCCAAGGCGCGCGGCTTGATCCCGCACACCAAGGCCGACACCAAGGCTGACGCCGAGGACGATGCTGGCGACGGCGACAAGGCCGACGGCGGGGATGCTGGCGGCCAGAAGCAGGCCAAGGCACCGGCCAACAAAGCCGCGCCGAAGGCTCCCGCCCACAAGGGCAGCGCCGAGGCCTAATGCCCGAGCTGGACGAGGCTGCCGTCGCGCAGTACACGCAGGGGCGGCTGGTCGCCGATGATCCGGAGACTGGCCGCCTTCTGCGGGCGGCACTGGCCGCCGCTCGCGCCTACTGCGGATGGCACGTGACGCCGGTCAAGACCGACGACACGGTGGAACTTGACGGGCCGGGCGGCAACACGCTGATGCTGCCCACCCTCAAGCTCATCTCACTATCCGAGGTCCGCGAGCGGGTCGGCGCGTACGGCGGGTCCGTCAACGAGGTGGTTTACGCGCCCGCGCAACTCGAGACCTCCCGTCATGGCATGGTCAGAAAGCGCCCCGGCCTCACCCCGCACGGACCGTGGTGGACGCACGAGCTTGGCGCCATCACCGTCAAGATGACCCACGGGTACGCCGAAGACGAGGCCGCGAACTGGCAAGACGCCATCTTGTCCATGGTTGACCGGGTATCAACCATGATCGGCGGTGGCCCGTTCATCGGCATCGGCCCGTTCCAGTACGGGGCAACTACGTCGTCGTCGAGCGTTCACTCACAATTCAGCGACGCCGAACGTGCCACGTTCGACCTCTACCGACTTGAGCCCACGCCGTGACCGAGTGGGTGACGGTCACACCGCTTGGCGGCAAGGACCCCATTACCGGCGACCAGCTGCCCGACGGCGCACCGCTGCGCCTTTTGGCCTATGAGGTCGCGCCCGGTAACACGCTGTTGCGGTTCGGGATTGGCGGCGACCTCGACTCGGTGGAATTCACCACCTACCTGCCGTTGCGCCACCGGGGCGCCGACGGGGTGTGGACAGCGACCGCAACCGTGCTGGCCAAGCCCTTCCGCATCGAGGTACGCGACCGCAAATGCCTTGGCCGCATGCAGGAATGGAACTCACGTGGCCGGGGCGGCATCGCCGTGCTGTGTCACTCGGCGACCGGCAAGGGCACCTGATGCGTGTACAGGCCGCCCCCGCGCCGCTGCTGCGCGCGTGGCTGGCCCCGAAGTTCTCCGGCGTGACCGTGGCCGACGCAGTACCCGACGAATGGACACCCGATGAGGCGCCGGTCATCGTGCTTGCCGACGACGGCGGCCCCGTCGTTGTGGCCTGGTCCGGGCAGATCGTGCGGTCCTATCACGTCATCCGCATCACCGCGCGCGGACGAGTCCGTACCGCCGTCGATGAACTCGCCCGCATAGCGGCGGGCCACCTGTCCACCGCCCGCCTGCCGGGCATCAAGGTCCACGGCGTCGGCCCGGTACTGGAGTCTCGAGACCCCAAGACCGGGGCGGTGCTCGCCTCCACGCTGGTCAATGTCCAAGCACGAGCCAGGCAGATCTGATGGCCAAGAGCCCGACGTTCAAGCTCAACAAGAAGGCCATCGCCGAACTGGCCAAAGGCGCAGCCGCACAGGCCGTTGTCACATCGGTTGCCAACGATATCGCCGCCGCGACCGGCATCGAGGCCGAGGTCGTCGAGTACACCACCGACCGCGCTGTGGCTGCGGTCAAGGTCCGCGCGTTCGACCAGGCCGCCGACGGCGTGCTTTCACGCGCTGCCGCATCGGCCGGCATTCACATCGCTACCAAGTAGGCGGCCCAGGACCGCAACAAGTTTCACCGACCACCACAGGGGTTGTCGGTGTTTGTCCGTGCGCGCCGTCGCCCGGACTCGACAAGAAGGAGAATCACATGGCAGGCAATGCCGACAATGTGAAGCTGTGGGACGGCGCTGATGTGCTGATCTACACCGGCACGGACAGTCCGTACGACATCACCTCGCCCGCGACCACCAACAACCTCCCGGCAACGATCACCGACCCGTGGCCCGCGCTGTGGAAGTACGTCGGCCTTCTACACGGCGACAACGGTTTCGAGAACACCCGCGAGTGGAACGAAACCGACATCACCGCATGGGGTTACGGCGTGGTCAAGGTGGCCAGCAAGAACCTCAAGGTGGAACGCAAGTTCACCGCCCTGGAGGACAACGAGACCACCACATCGCTCATCTGGCCCGGTTCGACGGACACGGCAATCGTGGTCCCCAAGCCCGCCAGCCGCTTTATCGCGTTCCAGCTGGTTGACGATCTCGGTCACACCACGCGCTACATCTCCAAGCTGCGTTCGCGCATCTGGGCGCCCAACGCCAACGAAAAGGAAGGCGCCGCAGATGGATACGGGTTCACCGCCCGCATCTTCCCCAATAGCAACAAGGAGCTGTTCGCGCTCCAGAAGTCGGCGGCATAGCCATGATCCGAGTGGAGCTGATCAAGGAAACAGAGCATTTCCCCGCTGGCGCGGTCATCGCGGTCGATGAGAACTCAGCCAAGGTGCTCATTGCCCGCAAGGAGGCCAAGCTCGTTGGCGAGGTCGAGCCCGAGGTCGTCGAATCGGGCGGCGAACGGGCGCGGGCCATCAACGCCGCCGCCAAGGCCGACACCGAAGGCGAGACCGAAGGCGAGGACCCGCCGAAGAACGAAGGCCGGAGCACTGCAAAGGGTTCCAAGTAATCACAGTCGTCACCCCGCGCCGTTTCCCTCGGCCCGGCGCGGGGTGGCTTCACCTGTCAATGCCGGGGAGCCGAGGGAGAATCTGAAATGGCAAAGCAGACAACAAGTCCGGCCGAGGCCGAGGCGAAGGGCATCGAGACTCAGCAGGTCGCCTACGGCGGCCACGCCTACGAAGTGCCTGCCACGGTGGATGATTGGCCGATTGAGGCGCTGGAGGCGGCCGAGCGGGGATTGCCGTCCACGCTGCTGCGCAGCGTGCTCGGACCGGCACAGTACGGCGCGTTCAAGGCGCGGCACAACACCGTCAAGGATCTGCGGGCGCTCTCCGATGCCATCGCCGAAGCGTCCGGATTCACCGCATCGTTGGGAAACTAGTTGCGCCAGTGATCCGCGCAGTGCCTCCGACATGTGTTGCACTGCGCGGGTTTCTGGCCCTGCTCCGGTTCCACTGCGATCTCGTCGAGTCCGACCTTTCGACGTTCCATCACATCGACTACCGGGACCGCTGGCGTCGGGACTCCGAGGGGATACGGCGGCTCACGCTGCGCATGATCCATGTTCGCGTGACCCACCTACCCGCCACATCGGCTCTGTCCCTGCACTTTTCCAACGGCAAATCAGCGTGGGACCTACACGCTCACCTGATGGCCGACATGGTGACCGCCTGGACCGGACACCAGTACGACCGCAACGGCGAGCAGGCCCAAGCGCAGAAGCAAGCCATCGAGCGCCGGGAGAAACGGCGCGAGTCAGCCCGCAAACGCGCGCGGGCGCACAACAGCCGATCTGTGGCCGATGACATCGCCAGAGCCAAACGCAACGCCAGAGGGGGTCAATGATGGCCGATAAGACCAACATCGGGTACGCCATGCTCCCGGTGGCGCTGTCGTTCGAGAACATCACCAAGGAGATCGCCAGCAAGCTCGGGATACCCCTGAAGGCGGCGGGCACCAAGGCTGGTGTGGACGCGGGGGCGGCCATCGCCGCTGGCGTCGAGCAGGCCAAGGGCAAGGTCGAATCGTCCAGCGCCAAGGTCGCCACGGCGTTGAAGAAGATTGAGGATCAAACCGGCAAGGTCAAGGTGGCCGAGGCCCAGCTACAAGCGTTGCGCGACAGAGGTGTTACCGATGCCGGGCGGCTGGCGGCGGCCGAGGAGAAGGTGGCCGCCGCGCAGCGCAACCTCACGCAGGCCGAGAACGCGCACACCAACGCCACAGGCGCGCTGCGCAACGCCCAAGTCAACCTCGCCAAGGCCCAAAAGGATGCCGGGGATGCCGCCGAGGGCGCGGCGGTCAAGTTCGGTCTACTCTCTCGCGTCAGCGGCGCCACCGGCAATGCGCTCGGCGCGGCGGCATCGGGTGCGCGCAGCCTAACCGGGAGCTTGGCGGGCGCGGCCGGCCTCGTCGGCGGGGTGGCCGCCGTGACCACCACCTTGACCAAAGCGCTCACTGTCGGGCTGGACTACACGCGGTCGATGAACACCATGGCGGCGGTATCGGGCGGCACCGCCGAGCAGATGGCGCAGGTGGGCGCGCGGGCACGCGAGCTGGGCAACGACATCAGCTTGCCGGGCACCTCGGCCAACGACGCCGCTGCCGCCATGACCGAACTGGCCAAGGGCGGGTTCGACGTTCAGCAGTCGATGGACGCTGCCAAGGGCACGCTCCAGCTGGCGGCCGCTGCCGGTATCTCCGCCGCCGAGGCCGCCACCATCCAGTCCAACGCCCTGAACTCCTTTGGCCTGAGTGCCGACTACGCGGGCAAGATGTCCGACATTTTGGCCAACGCCGCCAACGCATCCAGTGCCGAGATCACCGATATCGCCTATGGGCTCCAGGCCGGGTCGGCGGTGGCCAACCAGTTCGGGATCAGCGCCAAGGACACCGCCGCGACGCTGGCGCTGCTGGCCAACAACGGCATCAAGTCCTCCGATGCCGGTACGTTGCTCAAGTCCGCGCTGCTGCACCTGGCCGCACCGTCCGATCAGGCATCAGCTGCCCTCGATGCCCTCGGGGTGCAGGCCTACGACGCCCAAGGCAATTTCGTTGGGCTCGCCGCGCTCATGGGTCAGCTCCAGGAGGCCTCCAAGCGGCTGACCCCGCAGATGTTCCAGGAGAACGCCGCCATAGCGTTCGGCTCGGATGCGGCCCGCCTGGCGGGTATCGGCGCCAAAGAGGGCGCCGACGGATTCAACAAGATGGCCACGGCCATGGACCGCTCGGGGGCTGCTGCCGACGTGGCCGCCGCACGCACCAAGGGTCTGCCCGGTGCGGTGGAGCGCATCAGCAATGCGGTCGAGTCGTTCTCGCTGGCGCTCTACGACGTGATCAGCGGTCCGGCCCAACAGTGGGCCGACCGGCTTGCCGAGGGTATCGGCAAGGCCGAGGACGGATTTAAGGCAGCCGTCCCCTATGTCAAGGACTTCTTCAAGGAGATCGACCAATCGGGCGTCATCGATCTGGTCAAGGGCGCGTTCTCCACGCTGCTGGACACCGTTACCGGCGTCGTGACAGCAGGTATCGCGGTCGGGCGGTTCTTCAACGAGAACAAGGAGCTGGCCGGGGGCCTGGCGGTCATCCTGACCACCCTGCTCGCGCCCGCGCTGGCGGCCATGGCGGTCTCGGCGGCATCGGCGGCCGCCGCCATGGTGGTCTCCGGTGCGACGACGGCCGGGTACTACGCCCTTGTCGCGGCCACCAAAGCGTGGACGATCGCACAGTGGCTACTCAACGCCGCGATGTCGGCTAACCCGATCAGCCTTATTGTCATCGGAATCGCTGCTCTTGCAGCTGGATTGATCTACGCCTACAAGCATTCCGAGACGTTCCGGCGCATCGTCGATGCGGCCTGGAAAGGCATCAAGGAGGCCGCCTCAGCGGTCGTCGATTGGTTCACCAACACCGCGTGGCCTTTCCTGCAACGCGTTTGGGACGGTATCGCCGCTGGCTGGCGCGGCCTCGTGGACACCGCCGAAGGGGTATGGACCAGTATCCGCGACAAGTTCAACGCCATGGTCGATTTCTTCTCCAATCTGCCATCTGCCATCAAGGAGAAGGCAATTGGCATGTGGGACAGCATCAAAGACTCGTTCAAGTCGATGGTCAACGGGCTGATCATGATGTGGAACGCCATGGCCGCAAAGCTGACGTTCACCATGCCGGACATCCCTGGTGTCCCGCGTCGCGGCGAGAGCATCCAGCCCATCCCCTCGCTGCCGATGCTGGCCGCTGGCGGGGTTGCCGGGCGGACCACCGCAGGGCGCCTCTGGGGGCCGGGCAACGGCACCAGCGACTCGATCATCGGCGTTGATACACGCGGGTACCCAACAGCTTTGGTGTCCACCGATGAGGGTGTGGTCACGGCCGCGGCGATGCGCGGAAACGGCGCCGCCATCGTCGCGGCCCTCAATGCCGGATGGGTGCCCTCGGCAGAGTACTTGCGCGCGATGCTCATTGACGGCGGCCTGCCCCGCTATGCCGAGGGACTGAACCCTGGCGCGGATTTTCTGCGCACCACCATCATGCAGATGTGGCCCAAGATCACTCGTATTGGTGGCCGCCGCTCCGAAGATGGCTACGGCGAACACAGCACGGGCAACGCCATCGATGTCATGATCCCCGACTACAACTCGCCCGAGGGCATGGCGCTGGGCAATAGCGTACTGGCCTTCTTGCAGAAGAACGCCTCCACGCTCGATGTCAACGGGATCATCTGGCGCCAAACCTCATACGGATACGGCGGTAGCTTCGCCACCGGGACCGGCATGCCCGATCGTGGCACCCCGACGCAGAACCACATGGATCACCTGCATGTGATCCTGGGCAAGGGGCGTGGCGTGGGTGCGGCCCCGACTGCTGTGCCGACGGCGGCGCTCTCCGGCGGTGCGGGCGTGGCCGCTCCGCTGTCGGCGGGCGGCGGTGTGGGTGGCGGCATCCCCGCTGGTGCGACCGCTGGCGTTGGCCCCAACGGTGAAGCGGGCTACTACCAGAGTGATCCGCGCAAGGTGCGCGACGCCGAGCAGAAGGTGGCCGATGCCGATGACCGGGTGAAGCGCGCCGAGCAGCGGGTGGCCGAGTTGGGCAAGAAGGCCAAGGAGTCCGAGCGGATGACCGCGCAGGACAACCTGGAGAAGGCCAAGCGTGAAGCCCGCGATGCCCGAGATGACTTGGAGCAGACCAAAAAGGGCAAGTTCACCGAGACCAGGCAACCCAAGGGCGGCAATGGTATTGGCGGTGCTGGCGGCGGCGGTGACCTCAGCGGTGCGGGCGGCATCTTCGGATCGTTCCTCAAGGAGACATTCGGGCTTGACGGGTCATGGCTGCCGGACATCTCAAACTTTGGCCCCCTCAAGATGTTTGACTCATTCATGACGGCCTTCAAGGGGCCGATCCAGGGTGCCATCGACGGGCAGCTCGGCATCCAGCAACCCGGCTGGACACCCGGCTCGGACTGGCAGCCGTCCTCGGCGGCCCCGGTGTCCGCTGGCGGTACCGCCGCGCCCGGTCAGGGCAACGCCCCCGGCACCGAGGGCGGTCTGAACATCGCGGGCCTGAACCTGCCCGGTTTCGTACCGCCCAACGTCGATGCCTCAATCCAGGTCACCGCGAACGGTCCCGGCGCCGACGAGATCGCCACGGCGGTACGCCGCGCCGCACCCGACCAGCAGACGCGGCTGGGCGCTGCGATCCCGACGGGCTTCTGATGGCGCTACCGGCCGACACCTCCTGGGGTGCGCTTCCCGAGCGGATGCGCGCCGAGCACATCGAGTGCCGCATCATCGACACGACCGGCAACGTGTGGCACCTGTCCGGTCCCAACGCGGGCGTCGAGGGCGCCATGATCAACGGCGCCATTGACGGGCTCGGGGAGATCCCCGGCAAGGGCGTTTGGTCCGAGACCGCCAACAGCGCCCCCTACTTCGAGCGGTGGATCGACGGCCGCCACGAGATCGCATTCCGGGCGCTATTGATCGATGATCACGCATTCGGCTGGTATGGGACGCGCCGACGGTTCATGGACGGCCTCAAGGTCGATACCCCCTCGTGGTTCACCGTCACCTCACGCCTGTACGGCGAGGTCTGGTTGCCGGTGCTGCGCGACTCGGTGCACACCATCTACGAGGACGACCCGACCGCCGATGACACCAACTACAGCCTTCATGAGCTGGTGCTGGCGGCCTCTGGTGATCCCCGCTGGCGGCGACCCGACCGGGTGGGCATGTGGCAATCGACCAACGGGCAAAAGGTCGGCTCAATCCGTGTGGTCAATCGCAGTGACGTACCGATCAGGCCGTACTTCATCTGCGAAGCACCAGGACGGATCAAGCTGCCCGATGGGCCGGCCGCTGTCATCACCGCCCCGGACGCCGAGGACCACATCGACTTTCCCGGCCTGCTCGGACTGTTCGGCTTGTCCTGGCTCACCCCGCGCGGTCTGCGTCGGCACCGCGAGCCCGAGATGGTCATCGACTTCACGCTGTATGAGGACGAGCACACCCTCATCGACACCGACCCCTGCAACCGCATCGCCATCAGCGACAAAGACCCGGTGGACAACATCGGGTTGCAGTTCATCCGCAACTCCGAGATCGCCTCACTGATCACCGGAAACGCTGGCGAGCGCGGCCAAACCATCATGGAACGGCTACGCGGGCAGGGCTTCTCCGTGCCGATCCCGGCGCGGTCGGAGGCCTCGCTGCCGGTCTACCACTCCCGACCGGGCGGCCGCATCTGGTGCGTGGTACCGCAAAGGTTCGACCATGCCACCTAGCGCCATGACCGGCGCGGTGATGGACCGGCTGGAGTCCCAGCGGTACGCCTACATCAACAGACCGCCCCAAGTCCCGCTCTTTCGGGTGTGGGATAAAGACTTTCGTCTGTTGTGCCAGATCGCCGACCCCGAAGAGGCGGTTTGGGAAGAGCTCGACGACAAGGTAGGCGGCGCTCAGGTCACCATCGCCGGGCAGCGGTTCGCCTGGCTGCGCAAGCTCATCACGCGGGACATCCCGTATGACGAGAACCTGATGCTGACGGTGGACCCCGATGTCACCAACCCGCACGATTACAAAGCGCGGTGGGGTGGCTGGATCGATGACATCGACGACATCGTGGAGGCCGGACAACCAACCCGAACAGTATTGAAGTGCACCAGCTTCCGTGATCACCCATCGTTCATTTCCGTAGCTAGTAACCCTATCTTCCCGCCCGAGGTGCAGGCGCCCAAGATTTTCATGAACGGCGGCCCGACCGCCTGGACCTGCGCAAGTACGGCTTTTATCAACCTGTTTCGCATCTACACTCTCAACGGATTTCACCCAATCCCGCGAAACCTGTTCGCCCCCAAGACATGGCTGGAAAACCTGCATATCTTGAATTGGCCGATCCAGGTTATGCCGATGGTGCCGCTACTGGACCAGACGCGGTGGTGCGTGCTCTCCTCGCGCTGGAAGTCACTGCAAGAGGCGCAGGCGCCACTGCTCAAGGACGCCGGGGTGACGTGCCGCGCCTATACGTGGCTGCCCACAGATCCGGCCCCCTACACCATGTTTGGCCCAGAGCTCGCCGAACTGTTCCGCCCGAAACGGGCCTGCATCATCTTGTCCTACGAGGACAACTCGGGTGTGGGCGGTCCCACGGGAACGCTCATCGACGGCGCTATGAACCTCATCGCAGCAACACTGGATGACTTTCTGGCATCGACGATCATTCCGCTGGACCAAGACGGCGACGGCATCCCCGACCCGTTCATCCGCAAGTTACTCGGCGTAGCACCCAAGCCTTCCCCCTACACGTATCGGGACGCCGAACATGGCGGTATCCGTAAGTCCACCATGTCAATTCACAAACGGCGCGCCGTCACCATCCTGACGGGCGGCAAGAGCCCGGCATGGCTCAACCAGGCCATCAGCTTCATGATCCGCTACGGCCTGGCCCAGCTTTCCCAGGTGATCAACTACGGCCTGGGCGCCTACCAGCAATACGGTGTCAACGGGCTTGACAATCTCTATCAGGGGCAGCTCGACGACGTGTTTTTGCCATTCATGCAGTGGCGCAACCCATTTGCCTCTGCCAAGGCCGGACCCTATGCCCGCAACGAGTTCATGGCCTCGGGCTCCGGATCGGCGTACACCGTCAGCTCGATACAGGCCATCGCCGACGGCGACCACAAGAACCGCGCCTATGTCTCGTTCAACCAGGACGTGGGCGATGTGGCGCCGTTCGTGATTGACAAGGATTTCGGCCTGGGACACCGAGTCAACGTCGAGCGTTCCGAGATTCTGTACACCGAGCAGGTCAAGGGCATCCGTCGCACCCTCAAGCGCGGTGAGCCTTGCCGCCCAACACTTCTCGTGGGCGATGACACTCGCGAGGAAGACGGGCTATTGCGGGCATTCCGCACCATCGGCGACGTGGCCAACTTCGCCGCAACCATCGCATCCGCAGGAGGCATGTTCTAGTGACCGAGGCTCAGGTCTTCCCCGAATTTCCCTATGACCGCAAGTTCACCCGCGCTGAGCTCGACGAGATAACCGACGAAGCACGCAAGCTCGCCGACGCCATGCGCGACGGCCAGGCCCCCAACGGCGCCACACTGTGGATCGACGAGAGCATGCTCCAACTCTGGTGCGTGCACGGCGTTTTGGCCGGTGTGCGGGTGCATCCGGATCTGGCCTACATCGTGGCCATCAAGCAGCCCGATCAGCACGCGGTATTCGAGGATTCCGTGCAGTGGGTGCTGCGCGAGGACGCCCCCGAGATCGATCCCGAACAGGACGAGGCCGAGGCCGAGCGGATTGCCACCGCACTGACGCAACGACTTCCCGACGAGGTGCGCCGTCTGGTGGCGCAGAAGATGACCGAGGCCTTCAACGAGGCGAACAAGGAGGACAGCCGTGGTTGACGTATTGCCCAGTGCCCCAGTCTGGCTGGGTGATCATCGCGGATTGTTGAGGTTCTACGCCTACCAGCGCAAGCCCGGTGACCCGCCCCAAACCATCGGCACGTTCACCCTCGATTCCGAGGATGCCGTGGTGGTGCTCAACGCGCTCAAGGGCGAAAAGGGCGAGCCGGGCACCCCCTCGCCCATCATCCGTCCGCAGTGGGGCCACGGCTATTCCAGCGTCGCGGCGCTGCATGCCGGAGAGAACACCCTGACGACGCTGGACGCGGGCCGCGCGTGGTACATCAACGGCACCTGGAACATCTGGACCGGCAGCGCGTGGCGCCAGGAGCAGGGCAGCCTGGAGGGGCCTCCCGGCCCCACCCCGGACCTGTCGATGTCCGCCGAGATCGTCCCGCAGCCGGTCTCGGGGCCGTACGGCGAGATCGTGGTGGACCGCAGCGGTACCGACGAAGATCCGCACTTTCACCTCAAGATCCCCGGCATTCCCGGTCCGCAGGGCGACAACTCGACGATCCGGGGCTCGCTGGACTACGACAACAGCGCCGACCCGCTCGATGGCCAGGGCATCGTCTTTGACATCACCAGCGGCAAGTTCAAGCCCGGCGATATGTCTCCCTACGCCGCCGAGCTGTACACGATCCCGCAGGGCGCATTCCAAAACGGCAGCTTCTCCACGGGCGAGCAGATCATCGCGCAACTGACCATCGAGGCACGCTCGACAGCCTGGTATCCCGACGTGATGGGCCACGTGCGGTGGCGCCGCGCCATCTTGTCCTCGGCGCAGGTCCAGATCGAGGTCCGCATCGAGCCGGAGAACAGCTCACCGTCGGTGCCGGGCAACGCCCCGATCTGCGCGCTGGGGCCATTTGACCCGTCCACGCTGGACACCACGACCGTCTCGCACATCGCCCCGCACTTCTCCCACGAAGGCGACCCGATGCGCGCGGTGTCGCCCACCTCGGCGGTCGGGCGCATCCCGGCCGGCCAGGCGGTGAACGTCTATGTGATCGCCCGCCGCATCGGCGGTAACGGTTCGTACATCATCGACGCCGAATGGTCCCAGCTGGCCCTGCGCGCCTACCCCGTGAGCTGACATGCCCAGAGTGGTTGACCGGCGCCCGCGCCGGGTCGCGGACAAAGACCCCCTTGCCGGGCTACTGGGCTATGACCTCACCGAGGCCGCCGAGTACGCCGGTCAGGGCATCCGCGACTTCATGTTGCAGATCCGCGACACGTGGGCGCAATGGCTCAGGGACGCCACGGGTATCGACCTGACGGCCGCCAATGAGTTTTTCGATTACCTTGTCTCCGAGTTTCTTTCACGCAGCCAGCTCGACCTATCGAGCCCGCAGAAGTTCGTCGAAAGCCTCGGCGACCTACTGCGGACCGGCGCCGAGGAACTGTTTAACAACAGCGTCATCGCTATCTCGCGTATCGGCAACATCATCCAGGACTTGATCAACGGTGCGGGCGAGTTCCTGACCGCCGACAGCGTGAAAACCAACCCATTCTGGTCTTGGGATTCCGTGATGCCCGGCTTCATCTCGGGCGGCTCAATTCGCGCGACCGCCAACGGCACACAGCAGGTCATGCGTTCAGAGCCTTTCCGGGTTTTCCCTGGCCAGACCTTAGAGCTGCGCGCCGCCTCGCAATGGACCGGCGCCGCCGCCACCGCAGGATCAAACCCGGTCAAGGTCGGATTCACCCCGTTCGATGAGGCAGGCAATCCGCTGGCCGATGTCATTCGCGGCACCTTGCAACCCTCCGGTGATCATGGCTGGCAATGGGTTCCAGTACAAGAAAAATGGCCGGTGCCCACCGGAGTCAAGTACGTCTCGCAGCTGCTCATCCTCGATAGCGGCGCAACGGCTGGAACCTTCCGATTCTCCAATGCCTCGGCGTGGGCGTCGAACCTACTCGATATCGAGCTGGTCAAGGATCTGCGCGGGATGGTCGATGCCATCGGCGGAACGGTCAACTCCGAGGCAGCCGACATTGCCGCACGCCTACAAGCGATTACCGCTGACGGCAAGATCACCGCCTCGGAGATCGTCGGCTTGATCCAACAGGCCCAAGTCTCGGGCCTGGCCATCATGCAAACGGTCATCAACCAGATTCTCGACATTCTCAACGGCAACATCGTGACCCCGATCAACTCCCTGGTGCAGGGGGTCAAGGACTGGTTTGGACTGAACCAGAACAAGACTCAGAAGTTGACCAGCGGCGGAAATCTGACGACGGCCGACGTTACCGGCACGTTCGACATGAGCCGG